CTTTACCAATAGCCTTTATGTATTTATACTTACTATGAATGTAGAAGATTTGTTAAACGATAAAAAAATATACTTCAGAGTTTCTGGAGTAGATTGTCTTATTAGATGTATTAATCCAGAACATGAGGATTCTAACCCTAGCATGAGAATAGATAGAGTTACGGGTATTTTTAACTGTTTTAGTTGCAAATTTAAGGGTAATATTTTCAAATATTTTAATATTGATCAGAATATTTTGGATTTAAAAAGAGAAAATATTAAAAGGAAAATTAGGAAAGTATCAGATTATACTATTGGACTTAACTTTCCCAAGGATTATACTCCAGTGGCTTCCCCTTGGAGAAATATTAGTACTAAAACTATGAGTGAATTTGAGGCTTTTAAATCATCAGAGTATAAGGATAGGATAGTCTTCCCAATAAGGGATATTAGAGGAAAAATTTCGGCTTTTATTGCAAGATCTATAGATAATATGAATCCAGATCAAGCTAAATACATGATTGAGCCAAAAGGAGCACAGTTGCCTTTATACCCTAACCCAATAAAGTCTATAAAAGGTAGGGTTATAGTAGTAGAAGGAATATCCGATATGTTAAACCTATATGACAATGGGTTAAAAAACGTGATAGTTTCCTTTGGTGTAAACGCTCTAAATGACAATAAACTAAAATTATTGAAAATAATGGGGATTTATTCATTAGATATAGTGTTTGATGGGGATGTTGCAGGTAGAGAAGGCGCTAAAACTCTTGCAAATACTTGTAAAGAATTTGATATAAGTACTAATATAATAGAACTACAAGAAGGAACAGATCCAGGGTCAATGGATCAAAATAGAGTACAAAACTTAAGAGAACATTTATATGGATAAGGTAGCAATTATTGAAACAAAATCAAATCGTAATGGTTATACTTTTAGTTTTGAATACGATAGATATCAGCTTTGCTCGAATGCTAATATTAAAAAGGTTCTAAGGGCAGATGTAGACATAGATATAGACATAGATTTTTATGACTGGATTATTTTGGTTGGTTCTGATGCACTTAAATTTTACACTAAAGAAACTTCAGTAACTCAATATACTGGAAGGTTAGTTAGTGAAAAATTTATTTCCATTATTAATCCTGCTATGATAGCTTTTAATCCAGCAATGCAAAAAATATGGGATGATTCAGCTTCATCAATAGAAAAAATAATAGAGGGGAAAACCACCTCTTTAGATATTAGTGAGTGCGTAGAAGGTATAACCGATACGTCCAGAGCTTTGGAATATATACAAGAAGCTATTGATTATCCTGATGTGAATTATATAGGACTTGATAGTGAGACGTCCGCTCTATACCCTAGAGACGGTTATATACTAGGAATAAGTTTATCTTATAGAGCTAACCACGGTGTTTATATAGACTCGATGTGTATGGATGATGCGGTAGTAGAAAAGCTACAAGAATTATTTAATAAAAAAATAGTAGTTTTTCAGAATGCCAAATTTGATCTTAAATTTTTCGAATATCATTTTAACTTTGAGTTTCCAAACTTTCAAGATACTATGCTCATGCATTATTTATTAGATGAACATAGCCCACATAATCTTAAATTTCTAGCTATTAGATATACAGTTTACGGTGACTATGAAAAGCCATTAGTTAATTGGAAAAATAACTTTTGTAGGGCTAATGGTATTAAACAATCCGATTTTACTTATGATGTTATTCCTTTCGATATAATGTACCCCTATGCATCCATAGATGCTATAGTAACATTTTTATTGTTTGATATATTTCGTAGTTCTTTGTCTAAAAACAAAAAACTTAAACGAGTATATAATAGCTTAATGTTACCAGCCTGTCGTATGCTTACAGATATTGAACAAAATGGAATACCTTTTGACAAGGGAAGACTATTGGCAGCAGAAAAGTTAATGGATATTGAGATAGCTGAAGCAGTAAATAAGTTATATAAATTTGAAGAAATTATAGCATTTGAAAAGGCTAATAAAGGTTTGATAGTTAATGATACTTTCAATCCTAATAGCGTTAAACAATTGAGATCTTTACTATTTGATCATATTGGGTTAAAACCTACAGGCAAGAAAACAGATAAGAAAGCCGATTCTACTGATGCTGAAGTACTAAAAGAACTAGGCTTGTTGCATCCAGTACCAAAATTAATACTCGAAATTAGGCAAAAAAGAAAGATTAAAAACACTTATCTTAGTAAGATTATACCCGAACTGGATTTAGATGGAAGATTACGAACAGGGTTTAATCAGCACGTAACAACTAGTGGGAGACTTTCTTCAAGTGGAAAACTAAACGCTCAACAGTTACCTAGAGATAACCCTATTGTTAAAGGATGTATAAAAACTAAACAAGATTTTAAAATAGTCTCTATGGATTTACAAACTGCGGAGATGTATTTTGCGGCAGCTTTAAGTGGCGACTTGGTTTTAATGAATATATTCAAATCTAAAGCTAACTTTCATAGCACCGTAGCTAAAGAAGTTTTTAATTTACCTTGCTCAGTAGAGGCTGTTGCTGAAGAATTTACTAATGAACGATTTGCAACTAAAGCTATCAATTTCGGGATTATTTATGGGGCAGTAGGTTATACTATTAGTAAGTCTATTTTAAAGGATACCGGGGTATATATTTCTCCAGAACAATGTGATGAGTATATTAAGGATTATTTCAAAAGGTTTCCTCAACTTAATAAATGGTTGAAAAATACGAGGAAATTCATTAAGGATAATGGATTTATTTACTCTCATTTTGGTAGGAAGAGAAGATTACCTAACGTTAATTCGGCAGATAAATCTAAGAGGGAGCACGAGATTCGCAGTGGTCTTAATTTTGTGATTCAATCGTTGGCTTCGGATATTAATGTATTGGGGGCAATTGAAACTAATGAATGGGTTAAAGATAATAACAAAGATATAAAAATGTTTATGCTTGTTCATGATAGTATATTAGCTGAAGTGCCTGATAAATTAATACCTGAGTACACTAAAATTTTGAAAGGTTTTGTACAAAAAGATAGGGGTGCATCCATACCAGGTTGTCCAGTAGGATGTGATTTTGATATTGGAGAGGATTATTCAATTGGAAAATTTGAGAAGGCATATCCAAACCTTATACTTGTATAGTTATCCATTATTTGCAATTAATTCTATAAATATAGATAAAAGAGATGGGGTTGTATTTGCAGACGAACAAGTATTAGATGATACTAATATTAAGGCCGATACTTTAGGGGAGCGCAGATTAAGAACCCCATTAAAACCTCTATATAGAATTAGTAAGTTAATTAAGGAGCCTAGAAATTTAATTTCAAAAGGGCCAAAATATTATATAGATAATAGTGGTTTTATATTTTATTATGATACAGTAGGATTTTGTGATTTAAGGTATCATAAAATCATGAAAGAAGAGATTAAAAATAATAAAATAATCATTAAGCTATCTGGCATTTATTCACCTTTTACTCTTCCTAGACCCTCCCCTAAAGGATATAAATGGGTGGGTGTTTTATACTTAGGCAAAGAGCCGTGGGTATTATATAATTTTTCAGAATCTAAACTTAATAAAACTAGAAGGGCAGTATGAAAGCGGTAGTAAATAATAGAATATTTTTAGAAGCAACACCAGAGTTAAAGCGAAATTTGGACACTTTATTGACCTATAAAATTCCTGGACGTTTACCTATGGACCCTCCTTTCATTATTAAAAATATGAAAGTAGTTAGATCTAAGTTAGTTTCTATACCTATAGGAGCTTTTTCTCTTATACCAAAAGAATATGAAGTTATAGATAATAGGGTTAAACACCCTGTTAACTTTCCCACACCTCTTGTAACTTTAAGGGATGATCAAAAAGATGTATATAACTTAGTGGAAGATAACTGTATAATAAACGCTAAACCTGGATGGGGAAAGACTTTTACGGGCTTATTTATAGCTGCAAAATTAGGTCAGAAAACCCTTATAGTTGTACATACAACAAACTTAAGAAATCAATGGGCTAAAGAAGTAGAAAAAGTGTTTGGTTTTAAAGCTGGAATAATAGGCGGAGGAAAATTTGATACTGATAGTCCTATAGTTATCGGCAATACTCAAAGTTTATACAATAAAATTCCCTTTATAAGTAAAGAATTCGGGACTCTTATACTAGACGAAATGCACCACATTCCAGCAGCAAGCTTTTCTAAATTATTAGATCAGAACCACGCAAGATATAAGATTGGATTATCTGGCACAGTTAAAAGAAAAGACGGGAGACATGTATATTTCAAAGATTATTTTAGTGAAGAAATACATAAACCTATTAATGATAATGTACTTACACCTGAAGTACATATACACCATCCAGGGTTCCAATTTCCTGATGGTGGAATGCCTTGGGCTAATAGAGTCAACGATTTAGAATACAATGAAGAATACCAACAGTATGTAGCTAGTTTAGCTACAATATATGCAAACAAAGGCCATAAAGTATTAGTAGTAGCCGCAAGAACTCAATTTTTAGTAAATGTAGCAAAATTAATAGGTGATAATGCTATTTGCATAACAGGAGAAACAGTTAAAGTAGAAGATAGGGAAGGACTTGAACAAAGACTATATGGAAATCGTATTAATGTTCTGGCGGGTGCTATATCTATATATAAAGAAGGAATATCTATAAATCCTCTTAGTTGTTTAATACAAGGCACGCCTATAAATAATGATCCTATGCTAGAACAACTAGCTGGCAGAATTAATAGGCCCCATAAAGAAAAAAATAAAACAATTATAGTAGATATTAATTTAAAAGGCAAAACCGCATCTAATCAAGCTAGAAACCGTTTTGCCTTCTATAGCAAACAGGGGTGGAAGATAACCACATACCAATAAAAAATGTTACTTGACAAAAAGATACAAGTTTGATATAATATGCATTCACGATTTAATTGGGGAAAGATATATAGAAAGGGTAATGGTAGGTTAACTGCTATTAATAATATATTTAATGAAATACTAATGGGGGAAGAAAGTTCTTTTAAATATAAAGGCCAAAGCTATTTAATAAATTTAGAGGGTCTATTTGAATATAAGATAAAGAAGAAAGTCCCCTTAAGAGAAATGATTGATTATATATACATAGCTTCTTTTAGAAGCTATGGTCTATATTTAGCTGCGGAAATAGTAACACTTCCTATAGCACATCAACCATTTGATTTAAAAAGATTACAAAAAAATCAACTATTAAAAACAACAGAAACTGACATTACGTTCAGGCTAGAAAAATAAGGAAATACCACAATGGCTTTAAAATTTACAGATACAAAAGGTTCAGCACAAAAAGACAAATTAGAAAACTATAAGTTCTTAGAGGGGCAGAACAGCGTTAGACTAGTGGGGGATATTGTCCCACGATATGTTTATTGGGTTGAAGGACAAAACGGTAAAAATTTACCTTTTGAATGTCTTTCTTATGATAGAAATGCAGAATCATTTACAAACCTTGAACAGGATCATGTTCAAGAGTTTTTTCCAGATAAACAGTGTACCTGGGCATATGCAGGTTTATGCATTGATAATGGGCAACTAAAAATTCTTAACCACAAGAAGAAGCTTTATCAGCAAATTCTTGTAGCTGCTCAAGACTTAGGCGACCCTACTGATCCAGATAATGGATGGGATATTGTATATGACAGAAAAAAGACTGGCCCTAATGCTTATAATGTAGAATATACGTTGCTTTCTTTGAAGTGCAAGCCTCGTCCTCTTACGGATGAAGAAAAAGAAGCAACCATAGATATGAAGTCTATGGATGAAATTCTAGCCCGTCCAACTCCTGATGCTCAGAAAGCTCTTCTAATGAAAATAACGGGAACAGAAACAGAAGAAATGGATGATTCTACTGAGGGAGAATTTGATGATGACAATGATAGCTTTTCTAAAAGTGAAAAGTTTTAATTGAAGATATTATTCACAGCAGATTGGCATATAAAACTGGGGCAGAAGAATGTCC